TGCTATCTTAGGAGTATCATAATGTACACCTTCAGAGTTCAACGTATTTAGAATATATCGTTTCTTAGCAACAAAGATACCACGATGAGCAATCTTTTCACGTTTCATTACCATTGCGTTACGATACGTACCTAGATCAGACGCAAGCTTTTCATAACCGTCTTCGATGATTTGTTCTATCTTTGTAGAGCAAACTCTATCAAGGAACTCTTCACCTTTGTCTTTATCAATATCAGTCGTACCAAATACTTCTGTAATCAGAGGACCGAAGTCAACATAGATAGAGTCGGTATCAATATAGATAATGTAATCAACACCATCAGTACCTAGAATTTTGTTTAGGTAATCATTCACTGATTTCTGAGCATATCGGATACTGAGCTGACCACTTGTGGTAATCGCTTCAGCCATCTCGTTAATATAGTATAAGAAATATACGTTAGCAGTTGCACCATACAAACTGTTCATGGCAATCTTAATTGACATTTGCGAGTTATGTAATTGGTTGATCTCACGCTTGAGCCTCTTGAGCTCTGCAGGATCCTTTTCAACCTCAAACTGTTGTTCAGCTGCGATCATCTGCTTTTTAATAACAGAACGGTTTCCATAATATTCATCAATGATTTCAGGAATGATTCCTAACTTCTTATTAGAAAAGCAAACACCATTAGCAGCAACAGAGACTCCGTCACGATCATTCTGATATTCACCTTTGAGTACCATATCTTGAGTTACATATTCGCGATCTCCATCCATATATGTTTCTGGTGACATATTATATTGTAACATCAAATGAGGATATAGAGAGTTAAGGTCAAAAGATACAACCCAAGGATGCATTCCAACCTTCGGATCTTTTACATAACCACCTACAAGATCTCCTGCTCTCATTCCTGGCGCACCTTTCAGTGGAGGAACGATTTTGTCTTTCATCAGTTTACGATATATGGTTGCTTCCCATATACCAACAGTACCAAACGCATCTTGATAGTTAACACCACCATCATACGCAACTGTACATACCAATGCAAGCAATCCTGTCTCTTCTTCGAGACGAGCAATTAACTGAGTATCTTTTAAATTATAATCAAGATATAGTTGAGGATTCTCTTCCCATAATCCAGTTAGTGAACCATATTCAGAGTAATCAATTTTCTTTTCACCAAGGACAGCATAAGCAATATGATCTAACTTATACGATTCTTGAGGACCGTACTTGTAACCAAACTTTTTGAAACAATCCATATAGTCGATAACAGCAACACCCATAATAGAATATGTTGAGTTGACTTTACCGAAAATTTCTCGAGATCTTTGTTTGATTGATTTGTGTGGAGATAAACGCTTTGCAGTATCTTCTCCAAGTAACGCGATGATACGAGTTACGATGTATTGAATATCAAAGTACTCAACGTTCCAACCTGTTACGATATCCGGATAATCTGTTGTCCATAGTTTCATAAAGTATTGAAGTAAAGCACGTTCACCATCAACACTATCAAATAATACAAACTTGATCTTGTCCTGAGGAATATCAGTAACAGTTTTAGTCTTGTCATAATCCTTACGACCAAGTACATAATATACATCGTCTCGAGAACTATGATAAGCAATTGATGTAATCGGTTTATCAGCAGTTTCCATATTAGGATAACCATCACTGATGTCGACCTCAATATCAAACGATACGATATTGACTTGACTTACGTCATAGGTAATCTTATCAGGATACTCTTCTTGAATAAACTGAGTAACATAATTTGTTGAACCAAACGTCTTCATACCATGAACACCTTTGTATTCTTCGATGAAGTTCTTTGCTTCGCGCATATCACCAAACTTATGTGGAGATACAGGTAAGTTACCTTCTAACGAATGGAAACCTTCTGCTCCAGACTTTGGAGTATGAACATATAGAGTAGGCTGAAATGGAACGCGGTACGAGAAACGTTTACCATTTTCGTAACCTCGATGTAAAATATTGTTTCCGTATCTTTCAACGGATGTATAGAATTTAGTCAATGCCATAATGCCTTTTTATATTTGAACAACCATTATATACTAGTTGACGGAGAATGTCAATAGTTATTGTACTAACTCCGAGAAGTTCTTGATTTTCTCGAACTTGAGGTTGTTCTCAAACTTTTCAGCGAACTGATCTCCACGATGCGATATCACAAAGATATTGTCGTCGTTATTCAGTCCATGTAATGTTTCAATCAAACTCTCAATACCAACACCATCCAAGGCGCCGTCAAGAGTTTCATCAAGTATCAATAGATTAGTTGAAACAGAGGATCTTAGTTTAGCAACTGATCTCCATGCCAACATGATTGATAGTGTGATACGTAGTTTCTCACCTTCGGAAAAACTAGCATAGGTGAACTTGTCTCTGAACCTTGAACGTATTACTTCATTAAACTCTTCGTCAAGTTGAAAGTCAACGAACAGATCAAACGCAGCAAGATACTTGTTGATAAGTTTATTAATAACTGGAATGTACTGAGAAATAATCTTTGCCTTAATACCACCGTCTCTCAATATCAATTGAACAATATTGAGTACTTCATGTTCATCAAGAAGTTCAGTACGACTTGCAGTTAGCTTATCTATTCTCTTTTGTAGATTCTCAAGTTTAGAAGTATCAATTTCAGAAACTTCCTTTTGAGCATTATCAAGTTCTTTCTTATATGCAACTAATGCATTCTTAGACATTTTGATTTCAGCTCGGATCTCAGAGATCTTGAAGTTAACTGATTGTATCTGTTCTTCGATTTTTGAAATAGAACCTAAACGAGTCTGATGTTTAGTAAGTACATCTGCTATATCAACTAAACCTTTCTCAATACCAGCTTTCTGTTGATTCTTATCTATAATCTGTTCTTGTTTGAAATCATGAGCAATACCTTGCTTACATGTTGGACAATCATCATTGTGTTCATAGAACGATAGTTCCTTTTCAAACTGTACACGACTTCTTTCAAGCTCAGCTCTCTTTTCAGTTGCATCAGCAAACTTTTGTTTCTCATCAGGTTTATCAGAGATATCATCGTAGAGTACTTTTATAATCTCATCTTGAGTATCAATAGTACCATTCTTGTTTTCTATATCTTCGATATGACCACCCATCTTTTCTTTGATCTTATCGACTTCAATTGTTTTTAGATTACGAATTGCTTCATCGTTTTCTTGTTGAGAAGATATCTTACTCTCAACCATTTCTATATCATACTTGTTATCAGTAATATCAGTCTTGATACTTGACATACGTTCTTTTGCCAATGTACCCATAACAGAGAATACTTGAATATCCAATAGGTCTTCAATAATCTCTCGACGTTGATATGCTCTCAATTCCATAAAAGGAATATAAGTAGCAGAACCAAGTACCACGATTTGATTGAATGCCTTAAAGTTGATACCTAAGATATCGTCTTCGAGGAATCCTTGATAATCTCTAATAGATGCATCTTTATTAATCATTGCACCGTTCTTCCATATCTCAAAGAGATTAGGTTTAATACCACGAAGGATTTTGTACTTATCACCACCGGCAGTAAAGTATAATTCTACAATGAGTTCTTTATTATTAATAGAGTTAACAAGCTGTGCTTTGTTGATATTACGAAAAGGTCGGCCGTATAGACCAAATACGATTGCATCAAGCAATGTACTTTTACCTGAACCATTTGATCCTGCGATCAATGTACTAGGAACGGTATTTAGTTCTACGGTTGTAAATACGTTTCCTGTTGATAATATGTTTTTATATTTAACCTTCTCAAAGTTAATTCTCATAAACTAAGTGCCTCATGATATAAATCATCCAATACAGTCTTTACCTTTACTTTATCAATTGTAGTCTCAAGACCATCAATGTATTGTGATAATATTTCTGTCGTATCTTTTGTTTCGTCAAGTATCTCATCAACACCTTCCGCGTCTAAATTTAAATGGTCATCAACGGCTCTAACATCTACCGCACCACATTCAGACATACGACCCATAAACATATCATAAAGATATGCGTTAGTTCTATTCTGTACGATTACCTTAACGAACTTGTCTCGATATTGTTCTACATCGTAATTCGCAACATCGTCAACTGTCCAATTCTCATCATCATAGAATACTTTATAGAATACACGATTAGGATTCTCAATCTTAACCATCTCTCTTGTTTCAGTATCGAATACATGGAAACCTCGACTACCTTTATAATCAGACCATGTCATTTCATACGGTGATCCAAGGTACTCAACATTACCATATCTTGAAGGATGGTGAAAATGACCAGAGAACGCAGATTCAAAATTCTTGAACACGTTCATATCAATACCATGCGTACACAACGCACCTTTCATCATCTCGAAACCTTTTACTTCAAGGTGTCCCATTAATATATTAGCATCAGAGTTCTTTACGATTTCTAGATTCTTTTCACCGTTCTCT